TACAGGTATATCTATACAAACTCTATTTTTAGCATTAACGTATGCAATCATTCTATCTGTTTTGCCTGTTCCCGCCTCATTGCACCATCTGCTTGGATCAATTATTAAGTCCCTTCCTTGATTTTTAGCTATGTTATTTTCTAAAATATAAGTTAAAAGAGAAACATTTCCTGCCTCACTTACTTTTCTTGAAACCAAATAAGTATACTTATTTGGTGGAACTAAAATATGATTAGCCATACCACTTAAATCATATTCAGAATTTTCCCAAGTTGTTGTAATTGCCTGATTAATATCATCTAGAATTTCATCCGGTGTTTTATCTTTCCAAGTTGTTTTTTTATTACTATTTTCAGATGCAGTAATAGCAGTAATAACAGGATTATTTACTAGTCCATAGACATCATCATCAGGAATACCTTCATAAGTCATATAATCAAGTGATTTATTATAGTTTAATTTAATTCCATTATCTAATAGCTCATTAAGAGATCTCCCTATTCCTTGTAATTTTTGTTGATCTATAAATGGAATTTTTAATACATTACTCCAAGCATAAACTTTAAATAAATCTTTGTTTACGCCTCCTTGTACTATAGGAATGTTGTTTGTTTGTCCTCTTATAATGCCATTATCATTACCTCCTGTAGTACTATAATCAGTAAACATACTAGAGGTGGTTTCTACCCAACCACCTCCTGTATTTGCTACTATATCTCTCATCCAAGTTACACTTGTTAAAGGTTCATTAAGTGTCATATCTTTTTTTTCTAGTTCTCCCGTTAAGAAAGCCATTCCACTTTCTACACTCGCAGCATCCATTGCTACTGCACCCACACTTAAGCCCAAAACCTTATTATCAAAAGAATCAATTCTTGTATTTTTAAAGGTATTTAACATATATCTTTTCCTCCCTACATTGTCCTACTAAGTATAGTTACTTCTGCTATACCATTCGCATCTAATTCTCCAGTTGTAAATCTTACATTTGTAAGCTCTACAGTATTATCAGCATCTGCAACAGCTTCAAATCCTCCTACAACACCATTTATGATAGATTCATTCTTCTTTACGCGAATATAAACTTTTCCATTTACTTTTGGAATACCATTATTAACTTTTATGCAAACATATCCACGATTTATTGCATCTGTTCTTTCTTTGTCTAAATAACCAGAAACTGATGTGTTATAATTAATGGCCTGTTTAACTTCTCTAACTGCTATTCCAACAAAATCTTCCGCAGTATCATTTTCACCAAATACTGAGTAAGTATTATCATCATTTAATACTACTGGATCACCAAATCTAATTATTCCCTTTGAAAGTTTATTTGATATTATACAATCAATATTTCTTGCTACCGAACCTGGATAACCGTGATTTAATTTTTTCCCTATTGCTGTTCCCGGCATGTTATTTACCTCCCCTTAAATTAGCATTATATTTTTTAGCTATTTCTTCACCTAAATTTTCATTGTATTTTAATCTTTCATCTTCACTCTTTCTTTTTAAACTATTATCAGCAGCTTTTTTTCTTTGAGCTTTTACTATTTTAGAATAGCCATTAGCTTGTTTAGAAGATTTAGTTACCTTCTTAAATTCAGCTATCAATGAATCACATGCTTTTTTCCTTTGATTTACATCACTTATACCTGCTATAACTGGCTTTATAGCTTTTAATGCTTTAACCATTGCAATACTATCTTTATTTATAGTACTTTCTTCATTTTCCTCATCTTCTACTGAATCTGGTTCTTCATCCATCTCAATAGTTTCAGAACTTTCTTCATCATCTTCTGTTTTATCTGGTGTATCTAATTTATTTATTAATTCATCAAGAGCATCTTCTGGGTTCTTCTCTTTAGTTTGAATTAATTTACCTACCATTTCTGTTAATTGTGAAACCTGTTGTTTTAACTCAGATAATTCTGGATTTCCTACATCTTGTATATCTTCATCTTTTGATGAATTTTCTTTTTCTTCTGAAGAGTTATCATCTTGATTTTGTTCTTTATTATTTTCTGATGACATATCTTCAACTACATCCGCAATGTCTTCTGGTTCTGCATCCATTGCAAAATGTTTTAAACCTAAAGCTGCTAAAAATTTTGTTGTTGTTGAATGTTTTTTAGGAATTCTTATTTTTTTACTCATATTCCTATCTCCTTTCATTTCCTTAGAATCTTTTATTGCTATACGGTTACCTGCTCTGCCAGCTGTGACTACAGCAACATGATTACCACATATTTCAGTTTGACTGTAGGTTCCATTTTCATTGTCAATATAGATACAGTCATATCCACAAGAAACCTCTCGTTTGCCATCTTTTATTTCTTTTATTAGTTTATTATCATAAATAACTAAATCAGCTAAAAGTAAGTCCGTTTCATCCTTACTTTGTCTTACATTTTGTATTGTGCCTTTAGCATATCTTTGAGCATTCTCAGGAACTAACAGGTCTGGTGGATGTTCATCTGTTATTATTTTTCCTTCAAAACTTGACATAGCTTTTTTATTAAAAACTTCCTCGGGACTTCTATATACTTTAACTATTTCATTTACTTTATGATCTAATCCTAATTCTTTACCTAGATATTCATATACCCCTGTCCTTGCAATTGGGACGTTGTGGCATATTAAAAAGCCTTCTGGTGTCATAGTCATATTGGGACTGAACCTTGAACCATAATACGCTTTCATATATCTTACTCACCTCCTTTCAAGTAATTTTAGGCAAAATAAAAAAGCCTTATTTCTAAGACTTTTTAAATTTATTTTTTACTATTCCATATCACTTCAAATTGCTCTCTAGTCATGGTTTGTATTTTTCCATTATAATATACTTTACTTGGCCATTTAATAAAATCAAATGATATTATAGCTTCAGGGTAACATCTACATCCCTCATATTCACCTGCATGATGATTCCCTTGTAAAGATTCTTCACCAATAAGTTCTTCTGGATTAGGTGAATCATCCCAAAATACTATTACCCTTTCCATATTAGCATGTGATTTTCTAACTCGTTGGTCACAAGCTGTTCTCCATACATAAGCTGGTATATTTAATCTTTCACAATCGGCTTTAGTTCTTACAAATGAATCATTTGTCCATTGTCTTGCTTTTCTATTACTCATGCTATTATCTCCCTTATATATCCAATTTATTATATTAATTATAACATGAATAATTTACATTTATTAATATAACAATACAATCAATTGCATTATTTTTAAAAATTTTTTCTTTTTCATTCTTACTATAGATCTATTTTAGACAAAATAAAAAAGCCTTATTATTAAGACTTATATCTATTAAATGTACTTAAAATTTCTCTCATAACATTCTATTAATTTTTCAATATATCTTTTAACCCGTTTCTGAGAATTATAGTCAAAAGGTATAGGCTTTCTCATTACCATTTCTAATAATTCTTCTAATGTTGCAAATTTTAATTTTATTTCACCATCATTTAGTTTACTATATAGATTATTTATTTCCTCTGGTGTTTCGGCTTCATATACATGTTCTACATCTCCAATTTTTTCAGTATATTTCATGCTTTAGTTCCTCCTTTATATTCTTCATGAAAATGTAACTCTTTTAAATATTTAATCCCATACATGCTATCATGAACTTACCTGTAGCATTTTCAAGCTCTTCTTCTGTTATTTCTGATTCGTCCTTTTCATATAGAGTTATTAACCTGTCCAAACTCTCTCTAAATTTCTTTAATGACTTTATAGTCTTTTCATCTGCTAACTTCGGCATTTCCTATTCCCCCTTATATTCTTCTGTTGTTTTCCATATATTTTCTATAGATTCACGTTTAAAAACAAATTCACCAATGGTTATAAAGTCTAAATCTAAGTTTAATTTTTCATTTATTTCTTGAATCGTATCGTATGAATAAGTTTCGAAATCACGACCATTATTTAATTCAATAATTACTTTTGTTTTTATTCTTTGTGTATCTTCTAAAGGTGTTAAAACATTCTTACTTAAACTTAACTTTGAAATTGCATTCCTAATATCATCAATTCCCATATCATTTGGTACCTTTACTGTTATATTATTATTTAATTCATTTGGTTTATCGTTGTTTCTTTTCTTGTTAACTGTTTTAAACATATAAATCCTCCTACATTATTTCTAAAAATTCTTTCTTTGTCATTCTCACTATGGAACCATTGTGATATACTTTGCATGGCCATTTAATAAAATCAAGACTTACTACAGGTTCGGGATAACACCTACAATAATAAATATTACCCGCATGATAGTATCCTGCAAATTTTTTACCTATTAATTTTTCAGGACTAGGTGGATTGTTCCAATTAATTAAAACACTCTCCATATGATCATGGCTTTTTCTTACCCTTTGGTCTTCTGATGTCCTCCACCTATACCAATTAATACCTATATTTTCACATCTAGCTTCAGTTAATGCGGTGCTTGTTTTACTTACTTCGGTTCTTGCTATTAACTTGGCTTTAGACTCTAGCATATATGGTACTTTCTTTTGTAAATCCTCCGCAATAGCCTCTGATCTCCTACCTTTTAAAACTTCTTTGCCTACATGCTCTGTAATATCTTTAGATACATTTAAAGGCATACTCTTTATTAAGTATGCATTCCTTTGTATCTGTTCTTTTACAGATACACCCATAGGCCCTTTAAGTTCTTTCTTTAATGCTTCGATTTCTTTTTGGTCATTTTTATTTTTTAATGCTAATTCATCATAACTATCGATTTTCTCTTTTAATCGCTCATTTTCAGAATAAGTCGTGAAAAGATTATGG